GATGATCTCGGAATAACAACCGCTGTGAGCGAGATTTCAAAGAACACCAAGACACAGGCTGATAAGAAAGAACAGACGATTGTTGAAATCGGTGGAAAGACAGTTACGGATGCAGTAACCACACAGCGCAATGCCAACGGTTACAGCTTCCAAGGAGCGTAAAGGAGGGATATGGAATGGCTTATATATCAGTAAATGGTTATGACTTTCCCCCTCCTAAACGTGGGGCAAAGCCAACTGTATCTACAATGGTGGATGCTGGAAGAAATGCCAACGGTACGGTCGTAGGGCAGAGAGTTGGGCGAGATCAGTACAAACTCGACACTCTGGAATGGCCGTGGCTGACGGCAGCAGAGTGGAGCCGGATGCTTACGGTGCTGAGTGCGTTTTTCGTATATGTCACTTTCCCAGATCCGGTCACTATGAAAAAAATAACAATAAAGATGTACCCCGGAGATAGGACGGCAGAACCATATTGGATTGATACAGACGGAAATCCAATTACCTATCAGAGTTGCAAAGTAAACCTTATTGATTGTGGAGAGTGATGGTGTATGCAGAAAGTATCAAATGAATACAAGGCAAGCATGAAAAGCTCTCTGAGAGAGCGGTCATACATGATGATTTCATTCGGTCTGGTAAATCAGGAGGCACAGGCCAACGCAACTGTCATGGGAAATAATTTTGCCTATTACTCGAAACAGACCGGCTTATTCGGTCAGCGAAAAGAGGACACTGTATATGCCACGCTCGAACATGATTTCACAAAGGTTGACGGATCCATGTATTTTCTTCCAAGAGAGAATACATCCGGTAACTACTACGACACCGGTTTGATAAGCAAGCCTCTGATTCCGAAAAGTGGATATGAGCTACTTATCGAACTGAATGTTGTGGCAACAGACATTAAAGGTCTGACTATCAATTTTGGAGAGGTTTACCCTACACGTTTTGATATTTTGACAAGTAGTGGTCAGCGAATAGAGATTACCGACAATGATATGTCAGAGTTCAGCACAGAACAGGTGTTGGAGAATACCACTTATATCAAATTCATCTTCTATGAGATGAAAAATCCATATTCCAGATTGAGAATATATTCAATCCAGTTAGGTTACGGTCTCGTGTACTATAACGAGGACATTATGGATTCTAAATTAGATAGCTACATATCCCCGATTTGCGAGGATGTTCCACAGATAGATTTCATGGTTAAGTTACAGAATTACGATCAGTATTTCAATGTAGACAACCCAAACTCAGCAATCAACTTCTTGGAGACAGGGCAGGAGATGTATGTCTGGTACGGTTATCAGTTGCCGAACTCAGACACTATCGAATGGATAAGAGGGGCAAAGTTACAGTGTAGTGCATGGGAAAGCGATGATTACTCGGCAACGATAAGGTGTCAGGATCTTTTCAGAAACATGGACGAGGAATATTACAAAGGCTGCTATGCTCCGGCAGGAATCACATATTACCATGCAGCAGAATTGGTCTTTCAGGATGCCGGAATTGAGGAATACTACATTGATCCGTACCTCAAAAAGTCAACCACAAAAAACCCCATACCGAGGGTTAAGCACAAAGAGGCTTTGCAGATTATCGCTAATGCCTGCAGATGTGTTCTTTCACAGAACCGGTACGGCAGACCACAAATTAAATCCTCATTCGCACCGGAGTACGACATAACGTGCAACGGAGAGACAGAGTATTCCCATGTTCGGAATATAAAGAGTGAGACTGCAAAACAGGAGTACGCTTCATTTGCACACAACTACACCACTGTAAATGCAGAAATGTATTATCTCCCGGAGAACCAGAGTAAGGCAGATAAGTATACCGGATATATTTCATTACAGCAGTCCAATAAGGATTGCCTATTTGAAGAAAATCCGATTATCTACATAACTCAGGAAACCGCCTGTATGTACTATGGTTTGCAGTTAATGTTTGGCTCTACACTGCCTGACGGAATTATATTCAGGACTTTCAATGACGGCAAAAAGGTGGATGAGTATGAGGTAAATTCGGACATTACAAAGAGGCTGATAGTACAACACGATTTTGATGATTTTGATTTGATGGAGATTGAGTTCACAAAGACAAAAGAACCATTCAACCGCATAGTCGTTGATTACTTCTCATTTGGCGATATAACGGATTTTACAATGGAAAGGCAGGATATGACCTCTTCTCCAAAATCAATCAAACAGGAGCTTGTCAAGGCAGTCAGAGTGCCATGCTATTCCTATCAGAAAGGAACTGCGGAAGAAACTCTTATTAGTGAAGAGACGGAGGCAGTAAAGGGAGATATTCAGACGTATTATCTCGGAGATCCGACTTATGGATGCAGAGCTACGTTCAATTCCTCGGCATCAAACGTCAGCATCATAGAAAGTGGAGATTATTATGTGACAGTTAAGTTTCTGATTACTGGCAAGTACCAGTTTGAAATTATAGGACACAGATACAACATTGTTGAGCAGTATGCCGTAAAAACGCTCAATAGCAGAGGAAAGACCATAACATGGAAAAATCCTTTGGTAAGCGATATGGAAACGGCAAACCACTTGGCAGACTGGCTTGGGGATTATTACAACGCCGGTATTGAGTACGAATACAATACCCGTGGAAATCCAGAGATTGATGCGAACGACATTGTTTATCAGGAGAACGCATACCGCCCTGGATTAAAGGTCAATATCTATCGCCACATTGTTAATTTCTCACAGAGTTTATCTGGAAAGGTAATTGCCCGTAGGGTATCAGAAAAATAAGAACAGAAAGGAAGAGGAAAATGAATGGCTATTAAATCCGTACAGGCTATCGTAAATGGTGTGACTACCACACTCACATACGACAGCGCATCAAAGACTTACAAGGCTACGCTTACCGCTCCGGCAAAGTCCTCATACAATCAGTCAGGACATTATTACGGAGTACAGATCATCGCCAAGGATGAGGCCGGCAACACGACTACCGTAAACCAGTCGGATGCCACACTCGGAAGCAAGCTGAGGCTTACGGTAAAAGAGAAAACCGCACCGGTTATCACAATCTCTTCTCCGACAGCATCACAGTTACTTACGAGCAATCAGCCGACAATTTCATTCACAGTCACAGATGATGATTCTGGTGTCAATCCAGATACAATCAAACTGCTTATTGATGGTTCTGAAATATCTGGAATCACAAAGACAAAGACAACGTCCGGTTATTCATGCAGTTATAAACCGTCCACAGCACTTTCAGACGGTTCACACACCGTTGTTGTAAAAGCATCCGACTATGACGGCAATGCAGCTACTCAAAAGAGTGTTTCATTCAAGATCGATACTGTACCGCCTGAGTTATCAGTTACAAGTCCGGTAAACAAACTCGTCACGAATAAAACCACAGTAACGGTAGCCGGAACTACCAACGATGCAACATCAAGTCCGGTTACGCTGACAATCAACGGCAGTGCAGTAACTGTATATGACGATGGTACTTTCTCAAAGGATATAACCCTGAAAGATGGCTCAAACACCATTACCGTTGTAGCAAAGGACGGAGCCGGAAGAACCACGACCGTCACAAGAACAGTAACCCTCGATACAAAAGCACCGGTTATCTCAGATGTTTCATTGGCACCGAACCCGGCGGATGTCGGAGCAACCTATGTAATTTCTGTTTCGGTAACAGATTAGGCGGTGCGGCATGGCAGCTAACATATTGGTAAGGGACGTTACGATAAGTCCAAACCCCGTGCAGGCAAAGGGGAAATACACAATCTCAGTTTCCATTGAGGAACTGAAAGGCGTTGCATTTGTCGGCAATTATGTTGGCTCCTATGTCAATATATCAGACAAGGAAATTCCTGATAAATTGCCACTGGCATACGTTGGCAATTACACCAAAGGATAGGAGGCGATGAATAATGGCTGATATAGCAAATGTCACAGGAACACTTGACGATAAAGAACTGAATTTTCAGCACTCTATCGGAACCGTATATAAAGCCTCCGCAAGCATAGATGGTTCGGAAAAGGATCATGTAGCCGTATTGACGGCAACGGATTCTGCCGGGAATAGTACAACGGAAACAATGGTTATTTCTATCTCGGGTTCCTGGACCACTCCAAAAACAGATTGGTACGGTTACACAGACGATGATGGGATTTATCACGGAGACCGGTTCAACACGGAGGATTTCAACCGGATAAAGAACAACCTCGCATATCTCAGAGAGATAGCCGTGGCAATGTACCAGGAGTTTTCCATAAATGATCTGGGAGACGATAGGAGCAAAGACCAGTATTTTTATGCGGATGAGATAAATCAGTTGGAAGAAAACATTAAGCTCATAGCTGAAAACACATTTAAGCCGGACATAGGGGAGAACCCCTTATACACAGCGAATGGAAAGATTTTTGATTTCAACGAACTCAACCGCATCGAAAGCCTAATTTTGGATTTATTCAATCAGTTATTAAACCAATACAGAGGTCGGCAGATGCTTACCTTTAACTTTGGCATAAGGAGGGAGGCGTTCTAAGTGGCGTGGGAACGATTAAAGACAGACTACAAGGATGCCGTATGGTCCGGTCTGCGGAAGTTCATACCTATTGATAATGGGGACGGCAGTTATTCCGTAAAAGATGTGACCCAGTACACGGTGTACGATGAATCGTTTTTCGGTGCGTATGATGCCAACCGCATCAATACAGCCGTCAACGCAATCATGGCAGCATTGGAAAACGGAACAGATTTGTATGAGGTATTCACAGAGTTTTTTGAGAACCAGAAAGTTGAGTTTGACAAGAGAGCAAATCTGGATCTCGACTCATTCAATATCTTTCTCGACAATTTGCAGGCAACGGCAAATGCGGATGTTGTGCAGTTAAAGAAAGACTACACATCTGAAATGACAACGTTTGAGAACAATCAGGAAATATTGTTTAATCAATGGTTTTCAATGATTAAAGATCAGTTGTCAGCGGATGCAGCCGGAAAATTACAGAATGAAATCAACGATGTGGAAACCCACATCAGAAACCTTGCAGTGAAGATACATTTCAACGATACCGTTGGAACTGCTGCTGCAATAACTGTACAAAATGTAACATCCGGTAACAAATATACTGTTACAGATTATACTCAGCCTTTGTATCTCACAGAGGCAGGAGAGTACACAATAAGCATTGCGAATGACAACTATATAGTTGCCCCAAAAACATTTTCTATCAGCAATGCGGATCTTATGACACATAAGACTTTCAGAATCATGGACGGCAACGGATTGGCGTTTGTCGATGGTTTTGTAGGAGCCTATGTAAATAAATAACGGAGGTAGACAAAATGAGAGATTTCCCTAAGAGACTTGCAACCGCCGAGGACATTAGAAATTGTAAATCCTTGGTGGATGATGGCGCATTTGCAGCAAAAGACCTGTTGGAAGCCATCGAAGATCTTGAAAACATGAATTATCTTCACTGCCCTATCCTTGCGGTAGGAGAGGATAAGAAAACAGTAACTATCAACTATTGTGCAGAGGCAAAGGCCGGAACAAAGGCAATCGTTGGCAACAAGACTGTGAACATCACGAATGTTACCCACGAAGAGGGAGAACCGGATGAGCACACTGGAGATACCCAGTTGGAAACAACCATTATCTCCACTTCCGCTATGGTTTCTACCGAAGCCACGGAAATTGCAGTTACCGCACCTTACACAATTTATGACAGTCTCGGCATGACAGCCGAAGAACTGAATCAGATCAAGGAGGAATTGGCTAATGAGTAAATTCTACGGTTATGATGAGGCAATGGAGAATGATATTGCAAAGATAACCACTCCAAAACTTGCTCTCATGTCTGATGTGGTGGCATCAGACAAGAAATTCATCCGCATGGAGAACGGAGCACTTACTGTAATCGCCGGAGTTCTGATTGCAGTAGGAAATTCTGTTTTTAAGACAGAAAAGACCACACTCACAGCAAGCAATTTGGACGGAACAGCTTCAAAATTTGAAGTCGGAAAAGATTACTGCATTTATATCTGTGATCCTACTGGCGGAGATGCCACGAACTTTGCCGCAGAACAGTATCGTATTTCCCTTAATACGACATATCCAAACGGTTATACAGCAGTTACATCAAGAAAGATCGGCGGTTTCCATTACGGCGTAGTCAGAAAAACAAATAGTTCCGGTATTCCAATCAGCGCATCAGGCGCGGCATTAGGAAGTGGATGGGAAACAAACGTAACAGAGGGGATCGTTCCTAACTCTGTATGGACTCTTCTCCACAGGCCTACTTGCGATCCTACCGGAATGGTTTATATCGGACCGTTCTGGGGAGACATATATCTTTCATCCGACAATGGTGCCAGTGGTTTGCAGAGCAAAAAGGGTGCTGTGCCGATTACTGGAACAGAGGGATTAAACTGGTATATCGCCAACGAGAGAGCTATGAGAGTAGGCAAGAGACTTCCTACCTACGCTGAGTTCTGTAAGGGCGCATACGGATCTCCGCAGGGAGCGGACGGCAACAACACTTACGCATGGTCCGCAACTTCCAATACAGCAAGAACCACTTGCGGAAATGTTAAGAACGCAGTTTCTGCAACGAACGTTCGAGACCTTGTTGGAAACGTATGGAAGTGGCTTGATGAGTTCATTCACGACCCTACCGGATCAGCATGGAACTGGTATGACGTTATGAGCGGTCAGAAAGTTGGCCAGCTTTACATGGCCAACAACACTGGCTTGCACGCGCTCCTTGGCAGTGGCAACTGGAACGCCGGGGTTCACGGTGGTTCGCGGACTGTGTCTTGCAGCATTTCTCCGTGGAGCGTGATCACGAACATTGGCGTGTGGTGCGTCTGTGACTCGCTGTAAGCTGATGGGGACCGGCGAAAGCCGAGTCCCTTGCAGTTGAAAGGTTGGGTGTAATGGCATACGAAAGCAAATATGAAAATCCCTCCACTCTGAAAATGGACTACATCCATACAGAAGCACACCAGATGGCCTACGACCTATCGGTATATCTCCACAAGAAAGTGAGAGAAATGCCACATTATGAGAAATTCACTCTCCAAAAGGATATACGAGAATGTATAGACGGAATCATGGATGAGATAGAAGCATACGAGAGGTCAAAGACAATCAGCCATCTTTACACAGCCGACAGGTTGAAAGGAAGATTGGTACGGAAAATCCGATTGTCACATGATCTCAAATATTCTGCAATGAACGACAGAGTATACAAATATTGTGCAACACAGATCGGTATTCTTGGTGCGTATATCGGAGGGTTAATAAACAAAGCACAAAAGGAAAAGAAATCAAAATAAGCAACTATCTTGGGGTAGCTGTTAATTCGCACTGTCGCTCCGTGGCTTGCACGCGCTCATTGGCGGTGGCAACTGGAACAACGGGGTTCACGATGGTTCGCGGACTGTGAATTGCAACAATTATCCGTGGAACGTGAACACGAACATTGGCGTGTGGTGCGTCTGTGACTATTTTGAAAACTGTCAGATTGGTGGAGCTATGGCTTGCCAACAAGGATTATTTGATAATCATTTATTGAATAGTCAGACGGCTATCCCGACCCGTGCAAACCGGGCGAACTTAAAACAGCGAAGCCAAATAGTAGCGAAAGCGAAGGAAGTGTGGCGTAAGCATTATTTATGAAGAGAATAACAGGTCTTATGAAAAACATCTGTACCATGAAGAACGCATTAAACGCATACCAAAAAGCGAGGCGGTGCAAAAGGTACAGACCGGAGGTTTTGGAGTTTGAAGCAAACAGAGAGGAATATCTCGGCAAAGCCATTCGGGAATTGGAAAGTTTGACATATACTCCTGGAAAGTACAAGGTATTCAAAGTTTGGGAACCCAAAGAGCGTATAATCATGGCTTTGCCATTTTACGATAGGGTTATCCAACATATGATTGTCAATTACATAGAGCCGATATTTGAGCATCAGTTCATCTACCATTCCTACGCTTGTAGAAAAGGGAAAGGTGCTCACAGAGCCAGCAAGCAGTTGACAAGGTGGTTATATAATCTGGAAGTTGTGCAAGGTAAATCAGTCTATGTACTGAAAGCCGACATACACCATTACTTCCAGAGCATAGACCACAAGGTTCTGAAAAGAGAAATTAGAACCTACATTAAAGACAAGGACTTACTCGTAATCCTTGACCGGATAATAGACCATAATGGGATATTCCCGGATGGTGTCGGCATACCGGTTGGAAATCTTACGAGCCAACTATTTGCCAACGTGTATTTACACCGATTGGATATGTTCGTAAAACATACACTTCATGCAGAACACTACATGAGATATATGGATGATTTTGTGATTATATCAGAGGATCTTGAACAGTTGAAACGGTGGGAGAAACAGATAGAAATATTCCTTGCGGATGTTCTTAAATTACAATTAAATCCAAAAACAACCATTGTTTATGCAAAGAACGGAGTGGATTTTGTTGGATATAGGCATTGGAACTCTACGAAGAAAATCAGAAAGGATGCTATGCGTAGACTGAAACGCCTTATGAAGAATTTCAAAGATGGAACTATCACGGAAGAATTTTTCGACAAATCGTTTACAAGTAGAATTGGTTCGATAAAACACGCCGACACCTATAATCTGGTGCAGAAGATCACCTGTGAAGCAAAGGAGTTAAAGGAAAGTCATGCGTGATGGAAGTTATGTCATTGTAGATAGGCTGTGTGAGGCAACCACACAACTGCTTGAAATAATTAAAAAGCAGGAAGAAATCATTGAGCAGTGCAGAATATCGGATGAACTGCATAAGGAACTCGATGATATGAAAAACGACGTGGATCAGAAGATGGATTTAATTGAGTATGATTTGAGATCATACAGACGGGAGCGTGAAGAATGATAGATTTTATCGTGAAATATTGGATCGAGTTTCTTTTTGGATTGATAATCAGTGGAATGGGCGTGATGGCGAAGCTGATGTACAATCAGCACTTAAAAAACAAAGCCATTGGCAAGGGTGTAGAAGCTCTTTTAAGAAATGGTATCGTTCAGACATACAATAAGTGGTCTGAGAGGGGTTACTGCCCCATATACGCACGAGAGAACGCCACAAGGATGTATGAACCTTATCACATACTTGGCGGAAATGATGTTGCGACAGACTTAATCGAAGATCTGAAAGGACTACCGACAGAACCGCAAAAGAAGAAAGAGGGTGCAGAAGATGATACTTAAAATTTTTATAGGTTTCGCTCTCGGTTACATTGCAGCTTGCGTGACATTTTACATCCTGCAGAAAAGAGAGCGTAGGCGGAGAAAAGAGAAGAAAAAGAAAGTAAGCCTGAACACCTATGCAAAGGTAGCCACTACTGCGGTATTGGCTCATGGGATGATCCTTACATCGTGTTCCTATGTTCTCTCATGGATAGGCATGGACCCGGTGGTGGATGTATCAAGCACAATCGTCAAAGAAATCGTAGCTCCATTGGTGGTTTACCTTGGAACAAATACGATTATGAACATCTTTGAAAAGAACAAACTCAGTTTTTCAGTACCAATCAACAGCACCGTCATAAGCAAAGACGGAACCACACACAAAGCCTCTGATGATGAGGCAGTAGGATAGGAGGTCATATTATGACAATGGAATTTTTAATTGTAGCACTGTTCGCGGTATCATTACTCACAAACCTTACCGTTGAGGGAATCAAGAAACTTCTGGATAAGAAATCTGTTGACTATTCATCGAATGTGATGGCAGCAGTTACCGCAGTCGTTATCTCCGTGGCACTGTCCGCCGGGTATCTGATTTACACAGAAACGATGCTTAACGCAAAGATTGGCGTTGAACTCATTGCCCTTGCGTATCTTAGTTTTTTAGTTGCCACGAACGGATATGACAAAGTTATTCAGGCAATCAAGCAGATCAAACAGATTGGAAACCAGTAAGAGAATATTATTCAGAGCCATGAGCCGGATGTGAATTAACACACCCGGCTCTTTCTTTTTAAGGAGGCACGGATCATGGCATTGAAAGGTACGACAGCACAGGAGAGGGCATGGAACTTCTTTTGTGCTAAAGGATTAAGCCATTACGCCGTAAGTGGTGTCATGGCAAGCATAAGAGCCGAGAGCGGATTCAATCCTCGCAATCTGCAGAACAGTTGTGAGAAAAAGAGCGGGTATACAGATGAAACATATACCGCTGCGGTAGACAACGGCAGCTATGGGAACTTTGTCCGGGATTCCTACGGCTATGGGTACGCACAGTGGACCTATTGGAGCAGAAAACAGAATCTTCTCAATTTTGCCAAGAAGAAAAATAAGTCCATCGGAGACGAAGAGATGCAGTTGGAATTTCTGTGGGAGGAATTGACCGGATCGTACAAAGGGGTTCTTACAAAACTCAAAGCCGCAAAATCCACACAGGAAGCATCCAACATTATCCTGACCGGATATGAAAAGCCGAAAGATCAGGGACAAAAGGTAAAGGCAACCAGGGGATCTTATGCCAAGGAATATTATAACCAGTTTGCAATGAAAAAGGAGGAAAAGACAATGAAAGTAATTATCGGAAGTGCAAGAAGAGATGAGAACGGAAAGTATGCCGGAGGAAAGCCGGGAGATCAGGATGGCGTAGAGGTAAGCACACAGAATTATTATGTTCATACCAAAGGATGGTATATGTTCCGCTTCCTGAGTGACGAACACGCAAAGAAAGTTGCTAAAGCAATGTGGGATGCCTGCATGAACAACAATATCGGCTACTGTCAGGCACACAGATCCATTGTGGCAATGCTTAAAAAGTACGGCAGCATGAAAGCAATCGGAGAAAAGACAGAAACAGATTGCAGCGACCTCGTAAGAGGTTGTATCTATGAGGCAACCGGCATTGACGTGGGAGCTTTTAGCACCGCAACGGAGCCGTCAGTATTAGAAAAATCAGGCCTGTTTGCTAAAAAAGTTTCCGTTACATCTGCAACCGTCCTTAAATCAGGAGACATTCTGGTTACAAAGAGCAAAGGGCATACTGTTATCGTTGTTTCCGTAGGCGGATCCGCCCCAAACGGAAGCACATCAACATCCAAACCGGCAATGTCTGGCAGTACAGCAAGGGTTGAGAGTGCAAGAAGTAAAGATGCAGCAATCGCCGGAAAATACAAAACGACTAGCAATCTGTACCTGAGAGTTGGAGCCGGCACCGGTAAAACTGCAATCACTTTAATGCCAGCCGGATCATCGGTACAGTGTTATGGTTACTACACAACCTACAACGGAACACGTTGGTATTATGTGGTATACGGAGACAAAACCGGATTCTGTTCATCTGCATATTTACAGAAAGCCTAAAGCGATGTAAGATGGTATAAAATCGAAAAGGACTTCGTTGGTAATATGCCAGTAATATACAAATGAAAGCAAAAACCGCATAAACACTGAGACCTTGTGCTACTGCGATGAACGCCCAGGGTATTGTTTAATAAGTACGAAAAAGGGGCTGTCGCACTAACGTGCGGCAGCTCATTTTATATAGTGCGCCCAGCGGCGCACGTTTCGTTTGCGCGCCATGGGCGCGCTCTCGCAGGTGAAAGTCCTGAACATGCCCAGGTAGTGGGAAATGTATAGCTGAACAGCAAGGGTGTCCATCGTGAGGTGGAATCTGAAGGAAGCTGTAGGCAAATCCTTGGTCCGACGGACAGAAATCGCATATGAGGCTAGGCTTCGAGAGATAAGCTGGCGAAAGACAGCAAAGTCTAATAACTACCACATTTGTAGAAGCAGAGTAAATGCGGCGGATTTATGAGGAGAAAGAGCGTGCACCTTAAGCGTGGAGGTCTCACAGAGGTTTCATTTGCCTAGTAACAACGAACTGTGAGAAGTCAGCAGAACCCATAGTAGTGAAGAAGTTTCTGTAATGGAAATGGAGCAAAGGGGCGAACAATCAATAAGTTTGAGTATATCTCGTATTGCAGAAATGGCAACATCTGCCGTAACCAATCGGGTAAAAGGTGGTCAAATCAAGCGAGACGGAAAGGAAAGAACGCATGAACACAAGTAGTCTAATGGAGCAGATACTTTCTAGCGATAACCTCAACAGAGCATATCTGCAAGTCGTACGAAATAAAGGTGCAGAGGGTGTGGACGGAATGAAATACACAGAACTTAAAGAACACCTTGTAAAGAACGGCGAAATCATCAAGGAACAGTTGAGGACAAGAAAGTATAAGCCTCAGCCAGTACGAAGAGTGGAGATACCAAAGCCTGATGGCGGTGTCAGAAACCTAGGAGTACCAACAGTAACAGACAGATTTGTACAACAGGCCATTGCACAGGTACTTACACCAATCTACGAGGAACAATTCCATGCCCACAGTTATGGATTTAGACCAAATAGATGTGCACAGCAAGCAATCCTAACAGCGTTAGACATGATGAATGATGGTAATGATTGGATTGTAGACATTGACTTGGAAAAGTTCTTTGACACAGTGAATCATGACAAACTTATGACCATTATCGGTAGAACTATCAAAGATGGAGACGTCATCTCTATCGTTAGAAAATATCTTGTCAGTGGAATCATGATTGACGATGAGTATGAGGATTCTATAGTGGGAACACCACAAGGTGGAAACCTTTCGCCTCTTCTGGCGAATATTATGCTGAATGAACTAGATATGGAAATGGAGACCAGAGGGCTAAACTTTGTACGTTACGCAGACGACTGTATCATTATGGTCAGAAGTGAAATGTCTGCCAATCGAGTTATGAGGAATATCTCACGATTTATTGAAGAGAAACTAGGACTTAAGGTCAACATGACTAAAAGCAAAGTAGACAGACCAGATGGACTTAAATATCTTGGTTTTGGATTCTTTTTCGACACGCAAGCACAACAATACAAGGCAAGACCACATGCAAAATCAATAGCTAAGCTCAAAACGAAAATGAAATGGCTCACGAGAAGAAACTGGAGTGTCAGCAATCGCTATAAGATTGAAAAGCTTAACCAGCTAACCCGTGGATGGATCAATTATTTCGGAATCGGTTATATGAAGTGGTTATGCAAAGATATGGATGCGCTAATTCGTAGAAGATTGCGTATGTGTATCTGGGTGCATTGGAAAACCCCAAAAAATCGTGCGCAAAACCTAATGAAGTTAGGAATGTATAGTAAGAAGGCTTATGCAATAGCATACAGTGGTGCACGGGTAGCACGATTAAGTGAAGGTGCGCTAAACTATGTAATTACCAATAAGAGACTAGCCTCATTTGGCTTGGTCTCAATGTATGACTACTATACCGAGAGGTTTGTTAAATGTTAAGTTGATTGAACCGCCGTGTACCGAACGGTACGCACGGTGGTGTGAGAGGTCGGCTAATCAACTAATGATTAGCCTCCTACTCGATTTTTTTAAATTTAATTGTGCTTTTCTGAAAGTTGATTTCATGCCCACATGAAAATCGGCTTTCAGAAAAGCAGGAAGGGCGCATGGGAACGATTGTGATAGCAGAATAGAAAAAGTGCTTGACGAAGCAGTGCCTGCGGTGTATAGTTTACTCAATGGATTAACGCTTGCACGCGTTAAAGCGTAAAAAGTGATTATGAGGAGGAACGAAAAATGAAAAAGTTAGCGGCAATTTCCCTTGTGCTGGCAATGACCGCGGCATCTTTAGCTGGCTGCGGCTCGACAGCAGACACTGCAGCACCGGCAGAAAGCGAAGCGGCAGAAACCACTGCAGCAACAACAGAGGAGACAACAGATACAGCAGCGGATACTGTAGCAGCAGATGGCAAGGTATATAACATTGGTATCTGTCAGCTGGTACAGCACGAAGCGCTGGATGCAGCAACCCAGGGCTTTCAGGATGCACTGACAGAACTGCTGGGTGAGGAAAATGTAAAGTTTGACCTGCAGAACGCTTCCGGCGATTCCGCAACCTGTGCAACGATTGTCAACCAGTTTGTATCTTCTGATGTTGACCTGATTTTGGCAAATGCAACAGCTCCCCTGCAGGCAGCGGCGGCAGCTACCAATGAGATCCCGATCCTGGGAACCAGCATTACAGACTATGCGACAGCTCTTTCCATCGATGACTGGACAGGCGTAACCGGCACAAACATTTCCGGTACTTCCGATCTGGCACCGCTGGATCAGCAGGCGGACATGCTGCATGAGCTGTTTCCGGATGCAAAAAATGTCGGCATCCTGTACTGCTCCGCAGAACCTAATTCCGCATATCAGTCCCAGACTATTCAGGGATATTTAAAGGATTACGGCTATGAATGCACAGAGTATACCTTTGCAGACTCTAATGATATTGCATCGGTTGTAAATAATGCAGTTGCAGCAAGTGATGTCCTTTATATTCCTACCGACAATACAGCAGCATCGAACACCACGATTATTCAGAACATCTGTCAGCCTGCAGGCATTCCGATCATCACCGGCGAGGAAGGCATCTGCTCCGGCTGCGGTGTAGCAACGCTGTCCATCAGCTATTATGACCTTGGCTATAAAACCGGCGAGATGGCATATGAAATTCTGGTAAACGGTGCGGATGTATCTCAGACAGCAGTTGAGTTTGCTCCGAATGTAACCAAGAAATATAATGTAGCAAACTGTGAGGCGCTCGGTATTACCGTGCCGGATGATTATGTGGCAATTGAGTAA